AAGTAGTATTTACAACAAATTTCGTTCATGGTATTCTGATAGTTATCCTGGAACAAAATGTGTACCAAAGAAAGAATTACAAGACTATTTGAAAAAGACATACAAGAAAGAATATACAATTAAGTATGGTCTGAAAGGATACGGTTTCAAGGAAGAAATAGAAGTTGAAATGGAAGACGCTGAAGATACAAACGAAAGTAACGAAAAAGGTAAAAAGCCAAAGGATGCAGATCTTCTGGAAATTTAATTATCTGCGACTAATCCTTTTTGGATAAATATTTTTTATTTTTAATTTTTTAGCATATTTATCCAAAGGTTCTTTCCCAACGTAACCATAATAATAAGAATAAGCATCTTCAAAGTTCTTCAAGTCCTTTGGGAATTTTGATTTGTTTACGTAAGCTACGTCTTCAAGTAATAAGAAATAAATATTTTTTTCACCTTCCAAAACTGGATAAGGTACATCATTGCGCCCAACAAGAGAATAATACTTAACAGGCTTATCATTAGATGGTAATTTAAATTCAAAAATGTGTTCTTGAATAGATATAAAATATTTTTTTCCAAATTGTAATAAGACTGTATTTCCATTAAATTTTTTTGATTCACTTGGTTTATGATCCCCTTTCTTACTTGTGCCAATATAAACTATATCTGGTTCATACTTTGTAAACAACTCATTTGTTTCATTGTTTACAACATATACTTCATCTTTTGTTGTAATTATAGTCCATGGTCGTCCTCTATTGAAATGAATAAAATATTTTTTTCCACTGGGATAAGCAGAATATTTTATCCATCTTTGTGAATTACCTACCTTTTTAACAATATACATTTTTCCATCATTTCCTTTCTTTTTTGTACCAACTGGAAATATAGTAGCACTGTCAGAAGGTGATGGTCTTGGCATTTATATAATAACTCTTAAAAAAATGATTATATAAATAAATAATAATAATGAATCTTTTACTACAGCAAAACAATGGAAAAATGAACGCACCAATTATCTTCCCTCCTCCACCACCTAATCAAGAAGAAATGACACTACCTTTTAAAACAGGACTTTGTGATGATCCCTGGCAAATTAAAAATAAATATTCAAAAACTAAGGGAAAACTATGGTTTATACTAATTACAAGAGACAAATTTCCCGATTTTAAATTAAATGACTGGGGTGTTTATATTGGAATTTATAATTTACCCAAGAAGCTTAAAAAATGTGATGGAAAAGATGGGAGACCTAAGTTAAATTACATATACTTATTTCAAAAAGATAAGTATACATTTCAAGGTTATCCTGAACCATTTATGATTGACTTTGGCTAAATCACGTAAAAATTGAATAACTTATTTTTTTATTACGATTCAAAATGAATCAATTTCCAACAGAACTTATTTGTCAAGTATATAATTATTTACCAGATAGAATTAAAGCTAAGTTTAGTTGTGTATGGAATCTGTATAAACTAGAAATAAAAGAAATATATTTATTATGGATTCTTATACCTTCTGAAGAATATTTAAAACAATTAATTTCAATTGTTGAAACCAATTACAATTGGGATAATGGTAAGGCTCTGCATTATGCAAGTTGGTATGGTGAAAAACAAGTTGTTAAAACATTGCTTCGAGCAGGATTTGATTTAAATAGTACAGACAAATATGGTAATTTACCTATTGATTATGCAAAAAGATGGAATCGTAAAGATATTATTGAACTATTAAAAATTGAATAACTTATTTTTTTATTATAATTCAAAAGGGATGGACAAACTCAGGGAATTTCTTTCGAAGTATGAAACTCATTCACGTCCATTCACACATATTTCATCAAGAAATCCTGCTGCTAAATTCAATATTCCTGAAGAAGAAACAAAAAAATTCTTTAAATTATACAATAATGCTGTTGCAAAAAAGGAAGATTTATACTTAACTGAATGTAATTTATCTGAAGTAAGTCCAATCAAAATAGATATTGATATTAAGTTTGATTATTCTTCGGATAAACCTCATTACTACACGATGACTCATATTATGAGATTCATCAAATACTATTTCAGAAAAATGAGGCAATTTCTTAAAATAGATAAGGATGTTATTATAGTTATAACAGAAAAAGATAAATATACAACCACAAAAAATGGTACTTACAAAGATGGATTCCACATTATGTTTCCAGAAATTGTAACTGAATTTGCATTACAACATTACATCAGACATATGATGATTGAACAAGATATTGTTACAAAAGTATTTGGTGATCTCAATCCAATTAATTCACAAGAAGATATCTTTGATAAATCCGTTATTCACACAAATAATTGGGCTTTGTATGGGTCTAAAGGAAAACCAGAAAACGGTCAAATTTATAAAGTTACATCAATTCTTCAATTAAGCAACAAAAAAGAATTAGAAGCGTCAGAATGTACTGTAGAAGATCTGAAAATCAAGAATTTACCCAAGTATCTTAGTATCAGAATTCGCGAATTCAATATCCAATATTTCAACGGAGCAATCGAGACAATAATTAATAATTGGTGGAATCAACAACATCCACCAAGACAACCAAGACAAAAACAAGAACCTGTACAAGATCTTGCTACAGTGAAAAAACTTATTAAGATTCTTGATCCATCACGTGCAGATGACTATCATAGTTGGATTCAGGTTGGATGGTGTTTGTTTAATACTGATTCAAGTCTTTACGACGAATTTGAAGAATTTAGTAAACAATGTCCATCAAAATTTGATCCCGAAGCTTGTGAAAAAGTATGGGACACCGCAAGTGAAGGATTGACAGTTGCGTCACTATTTTACTGGGCAAAACATGATAATCCTGATGAATATCAAAAAATTATGCGAGAATCAGTACATACAAAGATTGAGGAATTTAAGAAGGGTCATGTAGATCTGGCAAGAATCGCGTACATGATGTATAAGCATGAATTCGTTTATGTTCATTCACTTAATAGAAACAAGAATGGATGGTATCAATTCAAGGATCATCGTTGGTATTTTCAACCAGATGGATTTGTTTTGAGAAGACATCTAACAGATGATCTCAGAATCCTTTATGAGGATTTGAATGATAAATATAAGAAAATGTATTATGAAACTCAGCAAGAAAATGAGAAGAAGGTATTTGATGCTAATATCAAAGATACAATTTTCATTGCATCAAAACTAAGCAATAATGATTTTGTCAAAAAAGTAATGGAAGAATGTACATACATTTTCAGAGATACCCTCTTTCTCGAGAAATTAGATAGAAATCCGTATCTTATTGGATTCAAAAATGGTGTTTATGACTTGGAAAACAGTATTTTCCGCGACGGAGTTCCAAATGATTATATTTCTAAATCGACTAACATTAATTACATTCCTATTGACAAAACTGATCAACAAACGAAAAAAGAGATTACGCGATTCTTGAAAGAAATTCTCCCTAATCAAGCCGTTCGCGATTATATGATTCTTGTTATGGCAAGTAGTCTTGATTACGTCAACAGAGAAGAAAAGTTTTATATTACAATTGGTGCTGGTCGAAATGGAAAATCTCTTCTAATGCATTTACATCAAGAATCATTGGGTGACTACACGTGTGCATTACCAGTCAGTCTCATTACACAAAAACGCACAGAATCAGGTAAGGCAACTCCAGAATTAGTGAAAATGGATTTGAAACGTTTCTGTCTCATCAAGGAACCTGATACTTCTAATATCAGTTTGAATGTGGGTATTATCAAGGAACTTACTGGAAATGATTTAGTAAGTTGTAGAAATCTTCATGAAAACGACAATGAATTCAGAGTTAGTTCAAAACTCCTATTAATGACTAATTACTTGCCTGATGTATATAGTGATGATGCTGCAATTTGGGACAGAATTCGCGTTATCGAATTTCCAATACATTTCTGTGAAGCATCGGAAATCAAGAATCCTAATGACAAACTAATTGACAAAAATCTGAAGAACAAGTTAAAATATTGGAAAGAAACCTATGTCAGTCTGCTTATCGAGTTTTACAAAAAATATGCTGCTAATGGCATTAATGAACCAGAAGAAGTAATGCAAGCCACAAAATTATACAGAGAACGCAACAATATTCTCCTGGAATTTGTGAGTGACAAGCTAGAGGAAGGAACAACAAGATCCAAGATTACTGTGTCACAGTTGTACTTGATGTACACAAGTTGGCATCAAGAATGGTATTCAAACAAAAAACAAACACCAAAAAAGGAATTCGATGGTTATTTAAGAACGCATTTTGGTTCTAAATATAAGGATAATGAAATTAGAGGATACAAAGTCAAGGTTGTAGAAGAAGATTCAAGTGATACTGACAAGCAAACTAAGAATGAAGACGACGAAGACGACGACATCTTAGAGAGTTGAGGTATGATCACAGTATAATGAACAATAAAAATTAACGTATCTTTCAATATCTTTTTTAGACCTTCTAAATGTTAATTCTATTCTATAAAATGATTCGGGATTATCAAGTTCAAATTTAAAAGGTAGTTCCCAGTTTCCATATCCATTTTTATATTTAATTTTTATGTTATTTTTTAGTTTTTCAATAAAAAGCCGCTTATTATCCATATGGATAAGGCGATTACGATCTCTATATATACTTATAGATTCAATAATATCATATAAATAATCATCAAAATCTATTTCTTCCTCATGATACTTCACATCAAAATCATAGAATACTATACCAAAATTATCTAATTTTTCAGTACCTTCGGAGATTTTTTTGCTTAGATTAATTTGCACACGTCTTCCTAGAGCTACCTGACCATACATTTCATGATAAACACACTCACTTTTTTTGAGTGTGTTGTTTTGTTCTATGTATGGAATCTTTATTCGAATACCATAAAAATCTAATTCTTCTTCAACAATTTTACTAGGAGTTTTGTAAAAACGTCCGTTCAAGAGATCCAAGATTTCTGCAAATAAGACTGGACTACGATCTATCTTCACTATTTCTTCACCATTCCATGCATCTCCAATACAACCATCAAAGAAATCACTATTTTTGGTCAATAGTTCTACAGAAACTTCAAAGAGTTGACCGCCAACATTGAGTTTGACATTCATCTTAAAAAGTAAAAATACTACTTTTTAAGTTAGTTTCCATTTTTCCCATTCATCATTAAATCTTGTTTCATTACAGTGACGTAAATAACAGCTAATATTAAATGGTACTTCTTTGGAATTGATCTCAAATGCATATTCTGTTGAAACACAATTTTTAGTTCTAACATTGAATGTTTTATTTGTAGGAACCAGTAATTCAAAGTAAATCAGATTACATGAAGCATCATTAATAATCAATGGTTCTTCAATAACAGTACAATTACTATTTAAGAACATACTTTCACAAGCTTTATTTCGAACAACCGTTGTCCAAATTAGTAGACTAAATATTATACAACACAAAAAGACAGCCCAACAGTCTTCGTCTCTTACAACCATTTAATTAATTTTTTATTGAACGTAGAATATATAATCAAAGTCAAATGGCAATCAATTTTTTCTTTTCCATATGATATTTCATCATTAGACAATACAACTTGTACAATTTGCTGTTTTATTGATTACATACTCAGTAATATTACATACATCTATGTCACGAGGTTCTTGATACTCAACAAGAATCCAAGACACAAAAAAGATAGCTAACAAAATTGGTTTAACCATTTTATTCATTAAAAAATTAAAAAAATAATATTTAATCAGTTTACAAAAGATCAGGGAATAGTTCAATAAATTTACTATGTTTTCTATTAAAATTCATACTATTTTTCGCCAATGCTTGTCTTTCTTCACTTGTTAATTTAATACTTCCAACTGCAGTCTCATTTTCTTCATACATAAACGAAATCATACCAAGTAACATACCTGATGTATTCCATTCTGGACTCCATTCTTCTGGATGATAATGTGTAAAAGTAGTACAAACAGTTTTTTCTGGCTCAAATCTACCATTTGGTGTAATAAATTTGAGAGTAGGTGCTTTAAAAGGATATTGTGGTGGAAAGCTAATTTTACCAAGATACATACCACCAGCATAATCGTCAGTTAATCCATGAATGACGAAATACCAATCTAAAATATTTTTTTCATCAGCTCTAACAAATGCATTTGGAATAGGTTCTTTTTCAATCTTTCTCATTTCATTATTCAAACGACGAACACATTTTTTGTTATCCATTTTAATATAAGTATTAAGCTTCCTTTTAAATTATGACAAAAAATAATAATCAATTTTCATTTAAAACTTAATTCTCATAGCACGACGTCTACTCTTTCGGCGAGCAGGACTCTTCTTGCGACCTGTTGATTTGCGTTTAGTAGTACGTTTCTTCTTCTTGCGACCTGTTGATTTTCCGCGTTTCTTCTTTGATTTAGGTCCACCACCACCAATAGTGACCATTTTAACATCCTTCATTTTATGAGGACCAGGCATGTCTGGTGACAGACCCTCAGCCCACATAGATCCTTGATGTCCTTGCATTCCTTCAGTCAATTCAAGAAATTGTTGTACATGCGGACCAACATCTTGTTTTAAATATTCAAGGGTATTTCCAAGTTTGAAGATACAACGCTTATAATCTGGATCCATAGGCATTCCCATTGAAGGATCACCCATAACTCGCTTAATTTTGTCCATATGGCGTTTCAAATCATAAATTAATTCAATTCGTGGACGAATTATATGAGCTAATCTATAAGCGTTGTCTTGTTGAGCATCATAAACCCTATCTATGTTACCATAAATTCCTTTATCAGGATTATCACCATTCAGTTGTGCTTCCGTTTCACCAAGAAGATGACTTACCATCGCTTTCTTTAAATGATAATCAATCTTTGCTAAAGCAAGTGCTTGATCTTGAGCCAAATAAACTTTTGAAGGATGAAAATTTTTTTCCAAAACTTTTAAAGCATTATCTAAAATAGCGTCATATCCTTCACCTGATCCAATATCTTTTTCACTAACATCAAACCCAGGATATTCTGTCGCACCTTCTGTAATAGCAATACGCTCCATATAATTATACTAATGATTTTTTTTCTGGTGTTTGAACATCCAAACTTATACTTGTTACCATGCTTAATGTATATTCAATATCACCACTAAGTGTTCTTGTGACATTGAGATTTTCATAAACAATATTTTCTGGATACAGTTTTGTCAAATTTTTATTATCGTTTCTAAAAGCAAAGCTCCTTGATATTTTTCCAGTAACAGTAGGAAAACGTTCACATGTATAAAGTGTTCCAACATTTGTATTTTGCCTTGCCTGATTATAATATAATCCAGCAAAAATCACCTTTTTAATAACTTTAGCAACTTTATTAGTATCAATTGTATCCATATCAAATATTGGCAAACCATTATCGCTCAAACTAACTAAAAGATCTTGAACTTCATCTTCAACTTTCTCAAATCCTTGACAATTTAATCCATTTTTTTTACACCAATAAAAATCGAATCTATGTTTTTGCCATTCATTGTAAAGTAACCATAGATTAACATGATCACTAAAATATTCATTTATCAACATATTTCCTAAAGATCCCGATTGTAATTTGCGAGTATCAAATAAATTTTCTGTACCAACATACATCATCGATATAATTATTACAATTGGAGTTACTATTCTATGTACACATGCTGCAATTATCATTTTGCCATGAACAATATTAGTCTTTAACTTTGCAATTATATCACTCAAGCCAGTCAAATTATTATTACTGTCAATACAATATAAATGATAAAGCGTGTCAATAGCTCTACTAATTGATTCAGGACTTGGTGTATCAAGATACTTAGTTTTACTTAGATCATATGTCGAGTCAGAAGAATTAAATACTAATAAATTAAGAACAAAATCATTCAAATTTTGCACAAATATTTGTGGTACATTACTTGTTTCTTTAATTTTATCATTGTAAAATTGTCTTGTATAAAGACAATAAATTATTCCACGTGCATCTTCGCCTTGTTCTCTGCCGACTCTACCCCATCTTTGTAAAGCAGTATCTCCAGTGATACTTGACATTAATAGAGCATTACTACCATTTGTGGGATTATAATAAGCTCTATTTGTCCATCCACTATCAATAACATATTTGAGTTCTTCAAAATTAATACCTGTTTCTGCAACATTAGTGCTAATAATAACTCTGCGAGTTGGCGTTAATCCAGCAAGAGTTTTAACTTCTAAGCTCGCAAGTTTTTTAATAGCCAAATTTTTTTGTTCTGTTGAAACACCACGATACAACTCGGTAATAAACAAACTCGCCATAGGATTTTCTGGTTCTCTTACTTTTTGTGCTAAAAGCAAGTGTAATTCTTTTACTAATGCTTTAGTTGGTAAAAAGACAAGAATATCTTTCCATTGTCCTGATTCAAGATTATATCGCTGAATATTTTCAACGCGGTCCACAATAGTTTCAATATAATTTTCTACATTTTCTGGTATGAATTCTGGTTCTGTCAAATTAGGTTTCACACCTTCAACACTGGCAATATTATTTGGATAATCAAGATAATCAGCAAATTTTTTAGTATTGAGAGTAGCGCTTGTAATAATAACTTTTAAATCAGGAAATTCTTTCAAAAGATCAGGTAACATTGTTAATAAGAGTTCCAGGTCCATTGTTCTTTCGTGAACTTCATCAAAAACCATATATTCTACATCACGAAGAACTTCCTTTTTATTGCTTAAAAGTCTGCGGATTAACACACCTTCAGTATAGAAAATTAATCTATTTTCAGGTTGAATGCTACTACCAGCACCAGTCATAAATCCAATAATACGAGTATCTCCATCAAAATAATTACGACGACTAATTATTCCCGAAACACGATCAACATTTTCAGTGACATTTAAGACTCTGGGTTGGGTAGCGATCACCTTTTTTCCACTATCTGTATAACCCTGTAATAAACCAAGTGGAAGCCTTGTTGTCTTCCCACTACCTGTTGCCGCTTCCAAAATTAATACTTTATTATTTTTAATATATTCACCAATTATTTGAAGAGGACTTTTATTTGAATTAGCAATTTCTTTGGTTCCAAATCTCACCGGATTACCATTTTTTTCTATTGGTGCAATTCTCCATTGCGATGACATCTCTTTAATAAATAAAAATATAAAAAAATAATAACCACAATTGTGGTTTAATTAATCTTCGTCATCACTATCATTCAATAGATCTTCTAATTCCTTATCATTTGGTGCGGCAGTTTTACCCTTACCACGCAATTTCTTGACGACTTCAGCATCACTGCTATCGCTACTGTCACTATCGTCACTATCTTCAGGTGGAGGTGCAGCCTTCTTCTTTTCCTTCTTGCTGGTACTTGCCTTTGCTGGAGTCTTTTTCTCCTTCTTTGGTGGTACAACAACTTCTTCTTCTTCTTCGTTGTCTCCGTCACTGTCACCAGTTTCGCTAGCTTCACCTGCTTTCTTTGCCTTATATGCAGCCAATGATTTGACATGTTCTTCCTTCAATTTTTGATATTTCTTGTTGTATTTTGCCTTAATCTTTTCATCCTTCCAACCCTCAGACAATGCTTCAGAAATCTTTTGATTACGTTCTTCTTTGTCTTCAACATCTTCATACTTTTCCTTAAGTTTAGGTTGTTGTTCATTTTTCCAAAGAATGTATGCTGTTGGAGGCTTACGTGGTTCACTTGCACTACGTTCCTTCTTAGCACGTTTGGGTTTCTTTCCATTGCTAGCGCCACCACTTGTGTCATCAGACATTACTCTATCATATACAGAATTGAGACGTTGATCAGTTTTCTTGAAATTCTTGCTTACGCTCTCTTCAAAAGTTTGAAGACGTTCACTCAAGTCACTCAACAATTCAAGGATTGCTTTCTCAGTCTTTGATGCCTTTGCCATCTTGTTTTCTTATAAATGTAGCTTGTCTTTAAGATTAGTAAGTAATTAATTTATTTTTTCAATTTTTATTTTAAAGAGTAAATACTGATAAATATGTAAGTATGAATAATAATAATAATAATAATAACAGACCTAGAAGAGGTAAAAGAAAACGTTACAATGAAGATGAATACAATGAAATTCCTAAAGAAAAGAAACCAAAAACAGGATATTATAATAATTTGAATCAATCACATTTTCAAGTTAATGATATATCTGATCTAATTAAATTAGGGTTTATGTATAATCCTTCAGAAAATAATTCATTTTTCCAGAAATTATTTAAACTTATTATGCCACTTATGAAACTTGATAATTTGATTGGTATGTCAACTATTAAAAAAGAAATTGTTGACCAAATTATGTATTTTATTCAAGGTTTTAATGAAAGAGATTTTGATGGATCTATGTTACATTGTGCTATTTATGGTCCTCCTGGTACAGGAAAAACACACGTAAGTTCAATTGTAGGCGAAATTTACCGAGCTATAGGATTTTTAAAGACAGATAAAATCACATACGGATCTAGAACTGATTTAATTGCAGAATATCTTGGTCAAACAGCTGTTAAAACAAAGAGATTCCTTGAAAAAGCTAAAGGTGGTGTTATTATTATTGACGAAGTTTATTCTCTAGCTTCAGGAAAACAAAACCATGATTCATATGCTAAAGAAGCTATTGATACAATTAATCAATTTCTTTCAGAAAATAAAAAAGATACACTATGTATTGTTATTGGTTACAAAGAAGATGTTCAAAAATGCTTCTTTGATCTTAATAAAGGATTAGAAAGACGTTTTCCATTTAGATATACAATTGAAAAATACAGTGAAGAAGAACTAAGAGATATATTCTTGTATCAAGTAGGTCTTGGTGGATGGAAAATCAATGAATCAAATCATAGTTTGATTATTAATAGTATACATACTAATCCTAAATGTTTTGAGAATTTCGGTGGTGATACTGAAAATTACTTCCTTGCGTGCAAAAAAGCAAGATCTAAAAGACTTTTTGGACGTATTTTAATTGATAATGATAAGTACGTGCTTGATGCCGAAGATATTAAAAATGGTATAGACGAATTTATTAAAATGAGATCTGAAACTGTATCAAAAAATGATATTATTGGATCCATGTATATTTAACACATTTTAAAGTCATTCACTAAATAGAATACAAATGAATTACAATTTAGGATTCCCTTTTGGTATTGGTTTACCGCAATTGAGACCCCTAGTAAATGAGCAACAAAATAAACTGGTTCAGTTCACAAATTTATTGAGATCAAACCAAATAGAACAAGCATTGCAATTATTTTCTTTTGAATCTGATAATCACTATGATTTTATCTTAGCCGCAGCTCAAAAGAATAAATTAGAAATTATTGACCACTTTATTGATCTTGGAATAAGTCCCAATATTGAATCTAAAAAAGGAGTTAATTTAATTTATGCTTTATCAAAAAAAGAAGAATATTTTCCTGCATTAGAGCACCTTATTAAACAACATAATGCAAAAATCAATTTGGAAAAAACGTTTTTCCACCCTTTAATGGGAACACTAAAAGAGCCTAAAATCAATATTAAATCATTTATTTTTCTTATTAGACACGGTGCTAATCTTGATATTATCAATGTTGAAGGAGATACATGTCTTTTACTTTTGATTAAACATAAGGCAACGAAGATGATTAAGTGGTTTTTAGAACAATATAAAAATAAATATGGAGAATCAATGTTGAAGGAATATGTAAATAAAGCTAATTTTCTGTTGATTTATCCTTTATATGCTGCTCTCAATTTTAATAATAGCGAAATAGCTAGGCATCTTGTTTTTCTTGGCGCGAAAGCGTTAAATGGCAACAAAATTGTATCAATGAATAATTCATTCAAGATTATTAAATTGTATGACCCTCCACCAACCGAAAAGTTTATTATATTTAAGAAACAACCATTGTGTTTTGAAGAATTTTATTACATACTTACCCACAGATTATGTACAGATTGGTGTAATATATCACTAAGTGAATGTAGAAAAATATTTGATTTACCGTATTCATTAGAAATTATTTTTAAATCTACAGATAAATGCTGTATGGAAAATATGAAACATGATTACGATGGAGTATTATTTTATTGTAGGTATTACAAAGAAGATGAAGTGACTAAGAATATTCAAAATATTTACAGAAAAACTCAGAAAAATAAATCAGCCGATTACAAAATTAAGAAGAATGCAGCAATAAAGATTCAAAAAACGTGGAGACGAAAAAAGAATATAGAGAAACTAAAAGAGAATTGTGTTATTTGTATGTCATCACTGAATCTTTATATTACTAATGATAATACTATACTACCTTGTAAGCATATTTTCCACAAATATTGTTTACAAAGATGGAGGAAAGAAAACAATTTCTGTCCGATTTGTAAATCTTCAATTAATAAACCATTAGTAACAATTTGAATGTGTTCTTTTTGCACAGCTTTTTTTGATTCTAAAGAATATAATGTTAAACATCACAGCGTACCAAATTAAACCAAAAACAAAACGTGTATTAATCATTTCTGCTATTTTTATCATTGTTGCTGTAGCTAGTTATGGTTTGTATAAATGGTGGACAAAGAGAGTTCCTGAAGAACCCGAAGAACCTTATGTTCCAGAAACACCAGAAGAAATCATGGAATATGCAACTGAAATGGCAAATGATCATCAAGAATACAGTGCCGCAGAAAAGATGTATTACGAACTAATTCGCAATAAAGAAGCGGGTCCTGAAGTTTATTATTATCTAGCCGAAATCAATTATGCAAAAGCTGTTGGTGATCGTGATCCATGTTTATTGCAAGCAGCTAACTTGTACAAACATGCTATTTTAATGGGTTACTTAGATTGTATGGTTAAACTTGCAGATATTTATAATTTCTGTACAATTCCGGGCAGTGACATTCCGAATAAAGATGTTTCAAAGGCATTATATCAAAAAGTTATTAGAAGTTCTAAAGTTGGACAAGAAGCAAAGATAACAGCTAATTTACGATTAATTGAACTTAATAGAGAACTAGCAATGAAAAATATGAATAGAACCACGCGACTACAACCTAATATTCCTAATGATCAAATCTTGCGAGAACATAATATTCCTAATGGTCCAGCATATAATGTCCCGATACGACAACTACCTCAAGATATTCCTAATGTCATAAGGAATGACAGTCAGAATGTTCACGACAGACAGATTCAACAAGCATTCACAAATGGTGTACAGAAATTAAAGAAATTAAATGGTTATAATCAACACGCTATTCCACAAAGAGATATTGTACAACAAATAGAAGAGTATATCAGAACATGTATGGATCTCCCGAGTGATATTAAAACAAAAGCCCGTGCTACAATTGGTGTTATGAAAACAAGTAATAATCCCATTGCAGCAGCTAATGGAATGCGCGAAACAGAAGTTCTTGGTCTTGTTTGGAATAGAATTCATGCAAAGGAAAATAGTAAGAATGTTAATAATCTTAAAGAAGCCTTTGCACGAGAATTAGCTGATGCAGCTGTTACTGGTACACCAGTTTGTGCCACTGGTCGCGTAACACGAGCACTAAATGCACTGGAAGGAATGGATACGCGCGATGATGTGGTTCGTTTCAGACCTAAATGGGCTTTGAAAGAAGAAATTCAAGGTAAGGCTGCACGTGTTAGAGATGAAATTTTGGAAGAAGCAACAGAAGAAGAACAAGATGCATATAATAATGATGGTGCTGGTGGAGCGAGAGCACAAAATCTTGCTAACGCAGTAACAGAAAGAATGAAACAAGAACTTCAAAAGCGATGTACAACAGAATATGTTAAACCAGGGCTTTTGAAAAAGGAAGAACTTGATATTGAACTGAAAGCAATGAATGAAGCTTTTTAAAAATCACTAAAATAATGTGTATAATACATTACTATTTTTTGGACTTAGATCGTCTACGTCTTTTCTTTTTTGAACTTGATTTAACCACATCACTTCGACTACCAACTTTATATTTACCATTTTTTTGGAAAGTGGATAGAATTTTCTTTAAATCTTTTCTCAATTGAGATTGAAATTTATTATCTGAACTGGTTGATATTAGGATACCATCTTTATAAGACGATATTTCAGCATATGCATCTTTAGATTGTAATAATTGATCAACTTTTTGCAAAAGACTTGTTGAAACTCCAAATATATCACTTAAGTAATGAGAATTGCCTCTAAATTCATAACTAATTTTAGGACCTGGTTTATTAGTTTCAATATAAATTTCAGTACTTCCAACTACCATTTATTTACTATAAACCATTAAAAAAATTGAATGCCATAAGTAATAAATCCACAAGCTAACTAAAAATGGTTTCTTATGGCATTTACATTTACTTATTTTATGGATTCAATATTGGTTTATTGTTCTGTGCTTTCATGAAAATAGAATTGGATAATAGTATTGAATGTATATTCAAGTTCAATAATGCATTGTACTGTATTATTAATAAAATGATTATATACACGATTGTCATGATTATGTCTATTATTATAGGTCCTCCAATTCACTTGATTTACATTATAGTTGAATATATATCAGTATACTATACTACTCAAATTATGGAATGCTATAATTAATTTTCTTCTTTAATTGTATACAATGAATCGTATGGTCCCTATGGCTGCTTTGGTAAATTGGAATTACCGTCCTCGTTGGGGATTTGAAGGATATTGTGGTAAAAAAATGTTAAATCAACAAATTGCGCCTGAATCACCAATCTTTCAAGGAATTACATGGGGGAGACTTATTCTTGCATTAATTAGTGTACCATTGTCAGGATATGTTTTACCATTATTTCTTAAAACTACTGCAGCTAAATATATTTTCGGTATAATTTTTGTAGTTAGTATATTTATCGCAACTTTGAATATGGGAATAAGTTCATGGATTACTTACTTGTTAATTATTGCTTATTTATATCCACTTATAGCTGTTCATTTCAAACAAGATCCAATTTATTCACAAATGAAATTAATAATTGAAAATATTACAGAGGCACCACCTCCTTATCCTGGAAAGTAAAAAAATATAGTTTCGAATACATTTATTTTTTCATTTCAAGATTAATTGCTTTTGTAAATGTGTATAATGTGATGAATGTACCTAAAATAAGTACTGTGTATTCTGTCACATTAAATCCACTAATGCGTCTCCAATTAATACTACCAATTATTACAAGCGCAACAAGGGATGCAAGTAAAGAAACCATTAATGGTCTTGCTTCTTCTACCTTGGAAGCATTAATTAATAACAACGCAACCATAAGTGGAAGAACCATTATACTTTGTGTTAATCTAGTGTCTTCTGTATTATTATCAACGAATAACCAAATAATTAAAGAAACAATTACGATAACTGCAAGCCAGAATCCAATAAACATAGCTTTTCCAACTTTATTTCTTGTTGAATATCTCCATGGACTGGCAATTTGAGCTAATCTAGGAGTTTCCGGATCGAAACTCATTGTTTGTCGTGTCATACGTGTAAGATCACCAGTATACGTTGGCGGGTTAGG